ACAATACTTGTACATTAACGCAAGCGAAAAGAACGGCATTGACGAAGTCCGCACCTCTATTCTTACGTTTGCTCAAACTAAAAGCCTGGACGGCAAGATTAAGATTATCTTTCTGGACGAGTTTGATAACTTTACTGATGCCGGTCAAAGAGCTCTGCGTAATGTTATGGAAGAGTATGCTGGTAATACCCGTTTTATCCTCACTGGCAACTATCTACATCGTATTATCCAACCGATTCAGTCTCGATGCCAAGTTTTCACTGATTTTACTCCTCCTATTGGAGAATATGCTAAACGAATAAGCTTTATTCTTCGTCAGGAAAAAATACAGGTAGGTAAAGAACAGATAGAAAAGATTAAAGAAGTTATTCGTTATCACTACCCGGATTTACGAAGAATCATTAACTATATACAACGTAGTGTTGTTGATGGTGTATTGTCTATTAGTAGCACGATTAATAACGAGGGATTCGCACAAGAGATCCTGGATAAAACCGTGAACAAAGAAGACTTAATGTCTGTACGTAAATTTGTTATAGAATCGGAACAAACCTTTGGAAATGACTATCCTAAGTTAATGAAAGATCTGTTTAATGCAGTGTATAAGAGCTCTATTTCGGAAGATAAAAAAAGACTTGCATTGCTGCAAGTCTCTGAATATTTGTATCGATCAGCTTTAGTAATGGATCAAGAGATTAACTTCTTCTCTTGTCTTATTGCTTTAGCTTCCGTGGTGTGAGTGTTTAGAAGCTTTAATAGTTGTATTTTTTGGATCACCGCCTGGTAAGAAAGGCTTATTAGGTACTTTTGCGCCTTTAAGCGGGCTTTCATATACGGGAGCTTCTTCTTCTTTTGGACACTTACATACATCTTTACCGCAAATAGGGCATACTTCTTCTTTTACAGGAAACTCTTTACCGCCTAAAGTAAATGTGTCTTTACCAGCTGCTTTAGCTTGTTGATCTGCATAATGCATTACACCGGCACCTTCATCTTCAACACCCGGTGTTTTACCGCGTAAACCGCGTGGCAACATACTGTCATCTTTATATGAACCATATCCACCAGGTACTGATGAATGTATATTACCCATTAAAGCTTTAATTTGCTCTGGAGTGGCTTGTCTAGCCATATAATATACCCAGGCTGGGGTACCGGCTGGTAAATAGTCTCCAGTTTGAGGTAAAGCGGTTTTGTTAGTGAGTATCGTTTCACCGTCTTGTACGTGAAATGTTTCCTCTACTTCACCGTCTTCAGATTGAATTGGAGGATTACCTGCTGATCGATCTCCACCATCTTGGGAACCACCACCACCGCTCATTGTACCGACATCTTCATTGAGAATACCTACATAAAGGCCTTCTAAAAGAGTTTGAGATTCATTAATATTTTTAACTTTATGCATTCCTTTTACCTTAGGTGGTTCTGCATCGTTGTATTCATTTGAATGATCGAGTTTAGTATTTTTTGTAGCTAACTCGTAATCACCTTTTGGAGCATAAGTCTGCTTTTTCATAGCTTTTGTTTGTTCATCAATTTCTTTAGCTTTGTAATTTTTGTTCTTAGAAGCTTCTTTAGGCTCTGTTACACGCTCTCTTGTGTCTTTTTGGCTATCTGGAACAGGAGGTAAATTACCTTCTAAATTGACTTCCTCTAAACAGTCAACAGGTATAGTAATTAAATTGTGCCAATAACCTGGTGCTGCTTCTTCAAAACAGTCTGCTAACTCAGCTGGAGCTGTACCAGCGCCTTCTGCACTATATCTTGCAGGAGACACGAAATTATGTAGTTTACTAACTCTAATATTGTTTTTAGAGCTTGCCATTTCTTTTAAGCGTTGCTGCACATTAGCAGCTAGATTTTTGAAGCTCTCGTTATTTTCAAAGCCGGCTTTTAGTTTTACGACATCTCCAGCTAAAAACCCACCACCGTTAGTAAAGCGATTATAGGACTCCTGGAACAAAGAGTTAAACTTACTGTTTTTCATATGATGATATTACTTACTCCCTCCCTAAGTATTTTACAATGCCATCATTAAGTTTTACAGGTTTACAGAAGGTATCCGTAGCTACTAACTATACTTACTCGGATTTGCACCTAGACTTTGCTAACCCTATTAATAAGGACGTGCAAGCAGATTACGATACTGCTGCTATTAAGAATTCAATATACGCTTTGTTTAATACTCTACCTGGCCAGAACTTATTAAATCCAACTTATGGATTAAACTTAGCTCAATACCTGTTTGAACCTATAAGCGAGTCAATAGGTAGGACTATAGGTAATGTAATAGTAGCAGGTTTAAATCAATACGAACCACGGATAACCATTCAAAACGTCAACATAACTCTAAACTACGACGAGCAAACCTATTACATTGACTTAAATATATTAATGCCGTATTTGAACAACAAGACTCTAAACATACCTGGAGCCTTAAACAAGACCGGATATACCCTTTCATAAGATGTCGACTACATACACAGATGCATCAGCTTTAAATATACAACCGAACGAGTATATTGCGTTTGATGCAACAAACCTTAGAGATTTTTTACGCAACCGTTTAACTCAAAGCGGGCAATTCACTGATCAGTATATTGAAGGTTCTAACCTTAATGCATTAAACAATGCAATAGCGTATGCTTTTCATACGTTTATGTTTTATCTGAATAAGACTTCTTCGGAAGCAATGTTCACTGAAGCTCAAATTTACGAAAATATTAATAGAGTGGTCAAGCTTATAAACTACTCACCAATCGGTAATCAGACCTCAACAGTAGTGTTTACTTGCTCTGCAACAAGTGATTTGAGTATCGGTTCTTATACAATACCTCGTTATACGTTCATAAGGATAAACAACTCTCCGTATACTTTTAATACAGACGTTACTTTTACTAAAACCCTTTCAACAGCTCAATACATTACTAGCGTTGGCAATCAAGCTATATTATATCAAGGCAAGTGGACGGAGTATCCGCTATATACTGCTCAGGGTAATGTAAATGAAACCGTATTTGTGGCACCAGGTAGTGCGGTTAATATAGACCATTTTAATATAGATGTATACGTAAAAGATGCTGGAACAGGTTTATGGTCTCAGTGGAGTCGTACCGAGTCCTTGTATCTTGAAAAGGCTACTGCTACGGCTTTTGAAGTTAGATATAACCAGAGTCGTAATTACGAAATAAAGTTTGGTGATGGTATTAGCGGTAAAAAATTAAATGCTAATGACATTGTAGCAGTATATTACCTACAAACTTTAGGTACAGCTGGTGAGATTGGGGCAGGAGCATTAAATAGTTTGCCTGCTGTAGTTTATAACACTACACAATGGAATTCAATAAGTCCGAATGTATTCAGTACTGATTTGCAGTATTTAAATGATGTCAATATAACATCTCTACAGTTTAATAACGATAACCCTTCTACTGCATACACAGAAGCAGAAAATGCAGATAGTATTCGTAACAACGCCCCCGCGGCTTTTAAGTCTCAATATAGATTAGTAACTGCCGATGATTATAAAAACTTTATAACAAGTACTTTCGGCAACATTATACAAGATGCTACTGTATACAGTAACAACGATTACGTTAATAATCACTTACGCTATCTTTACAATATCGGTTTAACTAAACCTAATCAAGACAATCGAGTACTTTATAATCAGGTAGCGTTTTCTACTTCTTGTAACTTTAATAACGTTTATATATACGTTCTACCCAAGTCTACTAATTCTAATGTAGTTAATTATATAAACTACTTAACTCCTACTCAAAAGTCTTTAATTACAAACGCTGCTATAAGCAAGAAGACTTTAACTTCAGATATTATAGTAATGGATCCAGTATATAAAGCTGTTACAGTCGGCTACGACGCAAGCAACAGTACTGATGTTAATACTATTATATCACAGTCAAGACTTGTAGTAACGTTGCAACGTAATGCTAAGATTTCAACACAGTTACTACAAAACAAGATTACAGGTATTGTGCAGAACTTTTTTAACCCTACTAACTTAACTTTAGGTTATAATATTGATCTAGTTAATTTAACCGCTCAAATAGAGAGTATACAGGGTGTTAATCAGGTATACACTCAGCGCGTTGATACAGGAGATATAGTACAAGGTGTTTCTTTAGTAGTATGGAATCCTGCTTATCCTAATAATGATATAACAATTGCAAATAAGAATTATCAGTTATTACTGTTCCAGGCTTTATATTTTAATAATATAAATGATTTCTCAAATCGTATCGTAATTTCTGCTGATGTTTCTCAAGATACATCAGTCATTAACATTTAATAAATAATAATATGGCCGACATTAAAATCTCAGCATTACCAACACTTTCTCATACAGCAGCGGCTGCAACCGATCTTGTACCTATTGTAGATAATGCAAATCCTGGTGCTCAAGTTACTAGAGCTATAACACTTAGCGAGTTAACAAACTATTTAACAAACGTATTACCTCCTACCAACGTACAGCAGGGTTTTCAAAACATTATAGTACAAGGTAGTACTGCAGGAGCATATTATAAAAAATATTATACCTGTACAGATGCTGCGCCTTCTACTCCTCATATTTCTGATGGCTGGGGTCCAGGGCCTGTGGGTGGTAGTGCTGCACCTTGGTTAGACCACTATCCAACCGCCTCAGATAATGTCGGTAATTTTATTGTATGGTCAGTGACTGGTTTATTAAAAGCAGATAGTAGCACATTAGTAACTGGTACAGACTGGTCTAATCCGGTTAGAGAGACAAAAGGACAGGTGAATTGGTACAGCGGTACACAACCATCTGGTGGTTCGGTGCAAGCAGGTGATGTATGGTTTGATACTACCTCAGGTCATAACAATCAAGCTTATAGGTACAATGGTACAACCTGGGTCAATTTAAGTGTACCTTTTCTTAATTTAGATACTTCCGGTCACGCATTAGGTATTGTACAGGCAGATGGCACTACTGGTAATGTAGCTATTGTAGCCGATCAATTTGAAATTGTGGTACCAGGCTCCAGTACTCATAACCCTGGTGAAGCTTATACACCGTTTTCAATAACATATAACCCTGCAACTGGTAAAGATCAGGTTTATATTAACGATGCAGTTATACCTAATTTGGCTGCAGGTAAAATTACGACTGGCACTCTTACAGTAGCAATACAAACTAATGCTGCAGATTTACAGGCCGGTAAATTGTCAAACGGAATGACAATTTACAATGCTAATGATCCTTCGCGTACAATGCCAGTAACCTGCTACGCAAACATTGAAGATACGTCTACTGTAAACATTACTTCAGGACCTGATCAACCTCACGGTCAAGAAAACTGGTACAGCAATGCTGTAAGTTTTGTAGGTTATCGTATTGGACCTACCGGGTTTATGGTTAACCGTTATGGTATGCCAAATGGCGCAATGGTATTTAATTATGTTTTTACTGCGTATGCGGACGGCACACCAACAGATTTAGCATCAGTTAATATTAATGTAATGTATCAAATTCTAGACAGTAGCGGTAATCCTGTTGCTTTACGTTCTGATCCTGAGTTCGGTTCAATTTATAGTAACCAGGTAAGATTCCCAATGGCTGATCTCGCTGCAGGTGGTAATTTACTACAACAAAGCGGTAGTATTGTGTTTCCGACTGCAACTGGTTGGCCAAACAACAACATTAACTTATTAGATGGCTACCATACAATTGTGTTTGGTTACAGAGTTGCTTCTAACGGGTACGCTAGACTGACTTATACAAATCTTGCTGTAAACGGTTGCAATATATAATGTATGTCGACATACATCAATACAGAAAACAGTAACGTATTAAATACGGAAGACAGTAACCGTTTAGTTACTGAAAGCTCTGTTCCTAATCCACCACCACCTCCAACAGCCCCTCCTGCTGTTACCAGCATAAGTCCTACAACTGGTAGTACTGCTGGTGGTACAGCTGTAACAATTACTGGTACTGGATTCTCAACTACTACAGCAGTTAATTTTGGTATAACGGCTGCAGTTTCTTATACGGTTAATAGCGATACTCAGATTATAGTCTACTCTCCAAGTCACGTAGCGGGTACAGTAGATGTAACAGTTACTAATAGTTACGGTACAAGCCCTACAAGCTCGGCTGATTTATTTACATATACCGCCCCAACTATACCTCTTTGCGATAAACCAGAAAGTAAGGTTTCAACTTATATAGGTGGTAACGGGTTTAATATAAAGCTAGGCGGCACCGCTTCAAATATTGTTACAGGTTACGCTTATGCAACACCAATATATTGTAGCATAAACATTGCTAATAATGTACAGCCCGCTACTATTTTAAATCAATTTTCTATATTTGTACAATACGGGGATGGTACAGAAGAAGAGATTACTCAGGTAACTAATAGTCTTTTATTAACTAACACTCACACATACAAATGGCCAGGTGAGTATGAAATTAAGGTTTCTGTTATACCTAAAAACGGATGCCCTATAGTAACATTTAGCCAGGTATTTTCTGTATACAATTATGTTACAGATAGTATGACCTGGGATTACACAAAGTGGCCGGAATTAACACCACAGCACTTAAGTTTAGGCGCTTTGTATCACGGTTTTCAATCTTGCCCTCCAGGTAATCTGTATAACCCTACACCATTAACTTTTAATTATACAGTATCTAACCTAGTAAGCAGCGATATAAACTTTAATTTTTATTCTCAGAATTCTTTGTCTCAACCCTGGGAAGCTATATCGAGCGATAACAATTATTCTCAATTAAGACCTCAATGGAGATTTACAGACCTATACGACAATAAAGTTAGCTCTATTTCAGCTACAACCATTACGCCTGTATATATAAAGTATACCTTTGATTCAAATAATAATTTAATTTATACCCGTACCACTGCAGTAGATGGTACCCTAGTAGGTTATACCGGTACTGTAGANTTTTANTANATAGANGACATACCAAGTTTAGGTTATACTAATGATTACACNGTACAAGCACCAGTNCTNTGGGTAACGTACAACACAAGCGATATACCTAATTTACAAGACAAAAATGATGGTACATCACCAGGCTATTCTAATAGTTTAATATTCTTATCAGCTGGGTTTTATGTAAAAAATCTATCGGCAGATAATTTAAACGTGTCTTTAAACGGCGGTAATATAGAATTACCTAATATAATTTGGCCAGATACAGATAATAGATTCTTTGTAACAGTAAATGGACCAACTCTTTCTTCAGCAGACTTTAGCAATAAAGTACTACTAAATTACCCTATTACTACTACAACAGGTAATGCTTCTGTTGCAACTAAAGTCATACCTGCTGCAGCAGCAACTATATATACCCCCACATTTACGTTTAGTAGGTATGACAGTGTTGGTAGAGATACAGGCGGTTATTATAAAAATATTTTAAGTACTTTACCATTATCTTCTGCATTACTTTCGAGTGGTAACTTATTAACCACAATAACATTAAGTACATCAAACTTTAAAACTATAATTGAACCACCACCAACAGCTGGTAATTTTTATTCGGTAGATTCAAGAAAGTCTTTAGCGATAACAAATCAATCGTTAACCGGGGTTGCGCTATCTGGTAGTTTTAATTTTAATATAAACAATTTTTATAAAAACTATTTTGTACGTAAAGTTAACGAAAACTTTAACTTAGGCGAACAGTTACAGTCATATCTTACTCAACCTTTTATAGCTGAGAATGCTAATTTTGTTAACTACCTCTCTGCTTTAGGTGGGGATAATGTTCATCCAGGTGAAAACTACGGCACTGTAGCATACGAAAGAATTGCTAACTTTGTACCTAATAATATGGATCCAGAGGTATGCGGTGTTAATAATTTATACTCGCTATCAGAATCTATAGATACTGAGTTTGATAACTATAACTTTACACCACCACCTGTACTAAAGAGACAGTTTGATCTGTATAGTGTATCTCACGAAAAACTTTGGGGTACAAGAGAACAATACGATACTAACTTTAATGCAGTAACAGATCATACTAATTTAGGCGTAACATTAACAGCTTATAATACTAATGCTACAGTTACTGCTGGTCAAAAAATAGTCTTAAATGATATAATACAATCTACTTTTTATGAATTAATAGAAGTACCTAGCATTAACTCTTATGCTAGTATTGTTGCAAATAATATGCAGGCTTATTTCCCGTCTGCAAGCTCTTTAACATTCCCGTTAACCTCTTATCCGTTAAGTTCATTTTTTGGTTGGGGACTAAAGACACCCGTACTATCCAGTTATAGATTCTATATCTACAATCCTGTTACATCCAATATACCTGTTGATGGTCTTATAGATTGGAATACACGTACTAATGGTTTATCTACTACTTTATCTGAGACAGTATCCTCTTTGAGTGCCTGGTATGCAGATGGTGGCATATTAGAGAACATTTATAGTTATTATATGTCGAAGGGACTTAACTTAATTGGAAGTAAATACTATAGACAATAATGAACTTTAAAACATACTACAACGAGTCTGTAGTTGATCAGACTTTAAAAAACCATCTTTCACATTTAGAAGATCTTGCTATTGAAGAAGGTAAAAGAGGTTTTGCAAAGTTTATTGAACAGGTGGATAATTTTACTTCTTATCTGGAAGGCTTTGAAAGTAAGACCACTGTCAATCTTAAAGTAGATGGTGCTCCAGCTTTATTCTGGGGCATTGATCCAAGACCGGAATATAATAATCAATTTTTTATTGCTACTAAAACAGTATTCAGCAAGACTCCGAATTTAGTACATAGTGAACAAGAAGTTGAGACATTATATAAAGATGCACCTCCAGGTTTAAAAGAAGTACTTAAAACTGTGTTTCCTTACCTTAAGGAAGGTTATGACAACTCTGGTTTAATGTATCAAGGTGATTTACTTTTCTCTCCTTCACGTAAACCGGTAGTAAAAAATATTGAAGGTAAACAGTACTTAACGTTCCAACCGAATTTAATTTCATACGCTATACCAGTTGACCCGCAATCTGAATTATATAANCTAGCTTCAAANGCACCAGTAGGTATAGTAATACACGCAGCATTTAANGTACAAGCAAACGGTAACGGGGTAACATCAAGTATGGCAAGTAGAGATGTAAGACGTGTTGTACAGAGCTTATCTCAGATTGGAGTATTTGCAGAAGGTTCAAATTATAAGACTCTTAATTTACAGTTAGACCCAAATCTTAAGAATACTATTAACGGTCTGTTAGAAGATGCTAAGATTAAAATAGGCAGTATAAACAATCAATTTGATATGGAGTATACTGG